TACTTTTTTTGGTCCAATTGGACATTCGGCATTACACTATTCTGATATTTTCAGATCTCAAAGTCCCGCAGGCAGCGCAGGTAATGATTATAAGCTTAAGCTAAGTGTTTCTTATAGCGGTCCACAAGAAATAATGGAGAAATATCGTTTAACAGAACCCGGTCAAATATATACTAGCTATTTAACTCTTATAACAACTAAGCTTAAGTTAGATGAAAATCTAAAAGCGCAAGTCGACGTACTTTTTCAAGGCTATGAAGAATCTATGTTATCAAACAATACTTTGTTTGATTTTCTTAAACTAAAAATAGAAGAAGCTCAAAAAGCAGCAGAATTAGCAATTGGTTCTGCCGTAGCAGCCGCAGCGGCAAATAAACGGGTTGCCAGATTAGATAACGACGCAGCAAAAGAAGCAATTTTAGGAGCAGCTGCCAATGAAGCAGCGATATTAGGCATAATCCAACAAGCCAACAGAGAAGCAGCAGCGGAACCACCGCGTCCAGACGGGATGTCCGATGCAGATTGGGCAAAACAAGTAGATAGGAACAGAGCACGTCGATCAGTATTACTCCAAGCTGCTAAAGCTGCTAATGGCGAAGCCGGTTTTCGCCCTCTCTCGGAACAACAAAAAGCTCAAAATGCAGGACACACCGCCAGTGGCGACGTCGCAGCAGGCGCGCCAGTACCTCATACGTATTCTAATGCTGGAGAACTATCTCCTGTAGAAGAAGCTGCTTTAGCTAAAGCAATACATCAAAGAATAATAAATGGCGAGCCTTTAGACGATTTAGGCGGTGGCTTTGTCAGCCAATATTTAGCCGATCCGGCGGCTAGCACAGCACAGATAAAAGCAGCTAATGCTCTTACTGAATCTCGTAATAATACAATTGCAGCGGGGCTTAGAGAGGCAAAGAGTCGCTCAGGCGCGGCAGTACAACAAATACGTATGACTCAATTACGAGCGGCTTTAGATGACTTGTGTTTTGGTCCACAGCATGATAAAGTTTGGCAGAAACAAGAACTCAATAAAGATCAATTGCAAAAATACATGGATGGTTTAGCTTCAGGTAACACTGTAAAAGATTTTCTATCACAGCAAGGTGTAACCGTTGGTGGCACTAATCCTGCCGCCACACCAGCCACAGAAGGCGCCGCAAATCCAAACGCTCCCGGTTCTGCTCCTGCACCTGGAGGCACCACTGTACCAGCAGGACAAAACCCAGGTCCAGCAGCCCCAGCAGGAGGCAGTGGAACCGCAGAAAGTGCTCAAGCATTGGCTGCAGCTAGCGCAGGTGCGGATGCCGCTAACGCAAAAGTTGTTGAAATTGAGAACCAGCAAAGAGCTTTACAAGCGACATATGACAATGCTGCGCCCAATTCCCAGGCACAAAAGGACGCAAACGCCGCAAAGACCGCCTTGGATGCGCCGCTGATGGCAGCGCGAGTTGCCGCCGCCGCCGCCGTCAAAGCGCGAGCGGACGCTAACGGGAATCTTACTTCTTTAGGCACCAAAGCCGAGATTCAAGCCAAACTCACCGGCTTCAAAGTGGTAGAATATATTTATCTAGGTGATTTTGTAAGCTTGATTATGAAAAGACTTATTTCAACAGCCGGTGGCATCAACGCCAGAACAAAGCCTATATTGGAAAGAACGCGCCTATTGTTAACAAAAATAGCTTTAGCGTCGACCCCCATGTCAGTAACAAAAGCTGTACCTCTATATAAGCTTCCAATTTCCAAATTACAAATACAAAAATGGTTAGCTGATACACTTTATGGCAACTTTAGAACAACCATTACTTTGTTTGAGGCTTTTAGAAAGCTAACTAATATAATTTCTTTAGCTCAGCAAAGAAAAGCTCGAATAATGAGCGAAGAATCCAAAATCCAATACACAGTTCGGTTTATACCTTATGCAATGATCGAAGCAGGCAGCAGCTATCAATTAGCCACATCTAGAAATAATGAAGACTTGATCAAACATTGTTTGATATTTTCAACAAAAGATGTCGGACAAGCGTTTACTGCTGATATGGATGGAAGTTATACTTCTAATATTGCTGCAAGAATACCGCATTTCTTCATCGGTGGTCAAGCATACAGCGTAGTTAAGAAATTTGATATATCTGAAATACAAGATGAAGACATAATGAAAGTGCAAATGGAAAAAATGAGAGCAGCCGGTTCAAAAGCTGATCACATCGCCGCCCTTTTTGAAATTAGTTTGACCATGATGGGTACCCCGTTTTTCCAACTAGGGCAATTCTTTTATGTAGAAGCTCCAACTGTTAGGCTTGGTGAGGGAAGCGCTAAACATTGGTTTCATTTAGAAGGATATTATTCTGTTAAAGATTTATCACATGAATATACTGCCGGTGGTGGTTACGTAACAAAAATAAAAGGTTATTTGCAAGCCCCAGCCGTAGGGTCAGGCGCCGTAACTATTATGACAGCAAAAGAATTTGCCGATTCAGAAGTAGCTGCAGCCATGGCTGAAAATCCGAATATGACAGCAGATGAACAACGAGATCTCCATAAGCTAGCGTTTGACGAACAAGAGGAAAAATTGGATGCTACGGCACGCGAAGATGCCGCAAGGCTAAATCAAGAAGCTGCAGAAGCAGCCGACGCACTTAAGTCATTAGCATTGCCAGCACCACCAGTGGTAATAGACGCAGCCGGTCAAGCAGCAATCAAAGCCGCAGGAGAAGAAGCTTATAATGCGAAACTCGCTGAATTGAGGGAAGCAAATGGAGATGATGCTGAACAATATGATGAGCTTGCGAAAATGGAAGCAGAGAGTGCTAGAGAAGCTGCAGAAGATAAAGCAACTATAGAACAACAAGCAAAGGCAGAAGAAGCCGCTAAAGCAGCTGCAGCAGCCGGTGGCACTCCCGCTCAACCTGCTGCTAATGCGCCAGCGGAAGAACCTGCTGCTACACCTAGCAATTAAAAGGAATGCGAAAACATAACAAGCAAATAATTATATTATGCCTAGAAAAATAGCAGCACCACCATTCGGGAAAAACGGACTACCAGCAGACTATCTTTTTTTCCAAAGAAAATATTATAGATTATTCCCAGAGATTTATCCAAGGGGTCCAGGTTTACCTAAATCGATTGATTTGTGGCGCAACAAGATGTATTATGGGAAAATAGACACCCAACAAAGATTTGTTTATCCCAAGTCTGAAACTTTAAAGGTAATTTACAAAGATTTACAAACCGTTAACTTTGTTGCCGATGCCCTTTATGATTTTGCAGGCTTCGTTGATCGTGCAGCTGCCTCATTTCGCACTTGTATGACATCGTTTATTGACATAAGCAAGCCAGTAAAGGCTTATACCAGTTTGATCGATCTTTATTTTGATTATTTTAGCAATACGCTAAACTACGCTTTTATTAATTTGTTCACCACCCCGCAACAAAGGAACGAAATACTCAATTTTGATGATTTTATGAAACAATATATTGCTTATGTCGATATGAATAGCACTCAGCCTCATACATTAGTTAGCTTTTTGCGTTCAAATCAAGTTAGCAATAGATGCAGTGGTTTGATCATAGAATTTACTAAAGAGTCTCATCATGATGATTATAACAAATGGAAAAAATATTTATCTAGTGATTTTTTCACTGATTACATGAAAATTGCAGCACACTTCGGATTTTATATTAATAAAAATGCGCCTTGGTCGATTGTTGCCAATCTAAGTTCTAAAAACATGAAAAAGTATATGCTACCATACGGATTAGAAAATGCCGAACAACACTTTCATACAAATTGTTTTCAAGCAGAATATATTAGTTATGAATCTTTTAAGAAATATATGTTTGGTTCTTATAAGGGCTTCTTAGCTCCCAACGCTGATGGTTCGCCTTCTAGAATTGAAAAAGAAGTTTTACAAAACTGTGTGAGAGACACTACAATCGGCTCAACATTCTCTTTGAAGCGCGTAGTCGAAGATCGCATCACAGAGTTTCAGTCTTTGGTCGATATTACATATGAAGAATTCATCGGTATTTATTCCGAACATTATTTTATCGAAAAGTACCTTCAAGTTAGATTACTGGAAAGCGGCTTTCGTTTGAATCCGCGAAAACAGCGCGATATACTGCACAAAGTGCTTCGAAAATACAAACATTCAGATGTATATCAAGCTATGATTTTTTTGCAAAAAGAGCTTTTAAAACTCATTTAGGTATTGACTACAAAAATAAAGTTTATTATCATACAACTAACATGTTTTATAGCTATAAGATAGGACACTAATGTTCTTCCAAACGTTCGACGACAAACAAAACTGCTTCATGGTATACAAAGAAGCAAAGTTCCATAAAAATATAACGCCTACCTGTACCCAAACTTGGTCCTACGCTTCTTATCTGCGAGATCAAGAAGTAGAATATGCATCAATATACGCTCTGGGTGCTTCTATGGAAGAAGTATGCAACGACAAACAAAAAATAGTATATAACGAAACACAGGCAAAAATCAAAGCAGTCATCAAGTCATGCCATGAAGTAGGACTAGATTTAGACAAAATATGCTTATATGAAGTAATGCCTCGCCATCTATTAACGACTTGGGCAGAAATCAAGAATAGCATATGCAAAAGCGTATTCGCAAAATACAAAAAACCCGACAACTACGACCAGCTATTAAAAATAAATAAAGTCATAGCAGACGTCAGGCAAAGACATCTAAATCTTGACTTATCAAAGATAATCCAACTAACAGTACAAGACAAGAACACATATAAGCTTATTTCAGAAAACAAACCATTTATAGATTATGATATGACTAAAACCGTTACAGGTCGCTTAAGCACTAAAAAGAATTCTTTTCCTGTAATGACAATTGCAAAGAAATATCGTGATATTCTTATTCCAAATAACGACTGGTTCTTCGAAATGGACTTCAACGCATGCGAGCTACGAGTAGCCTTAGCTTTACTTGGAGAAGAACAGCCAGAAGAAGATCTCCACGATTGGAACCTAAAGCATGTCTTTACTAGGGCAAAAGATCGCGATAATGCTAAAAAACGTATATTTGCGTGGCTTTATAACCCTAATAACAAGGATGACAACGTTAGTAAGATTTACGACCGGGAAAAACTCAAAACTTTGTATTATAAGCAAAATAAAGTAATTACCCCATTTGGACGAGAAATAGAGTGTGATGAAGATCACGCTGTAAACTATCTGGTACAATCAACAGCAGCCGATTTAGTATTTGAGCAAATGTATAAGGTCTGGGAATATTTGCGAGACAAAAAGAGCTTTATTAAATTTTGCAATCACGATAGCGTGATGATTGATTTACACACTGAACAAGAATATGAGTTTAATGACATTAAGCAACTATTTAGTAATACTAGATTTGGAAAATTTAAAGTTAATTCTTTGGGCGGCAAAAACTGGGCTGATATGAAAGCATTACTTATTAAATAAAAGGAACACATTATGAAACTTACAAGAACCTATCTTAAACAGCTTATCAAAGAAGAACTGGAAGCACCGACAGGTGATGGTGGCTTAGAAGGCGGCTCTCAGGCTTTAAAAGTAATTGGAGCCTATCTCCCTAAAATCACCAGAAAAGAAGATTACTTAAGTCTTTTTAAGGCTGTTATGGCAGCTGCTTCGCAAATCGGGGTATCCCCAGCGCCGCAGCTGAAGGCAATGTATCGTGACGGAACTATTGTGAACTGGCTCAAAAGCTTATAAACTTATAATATTCCAGAGAGGAAAATATGCAAACCGTAATAGGTTTAGGTCAAGCAGGATGTAATATTGCTGACCAATTCAAACAATACCCACAATATAAAACAATCAAGTTAGATGAAGGATTAAGAAAGACTAAGAGTTCTTTTGGTCTTAAGCGTCAGACATCCCCAGAACTGTATGAAAAAAACCTGCCGAGAGGTATAGTAAAATATTTACAAGAGGGGGTGATGTCCGAAACATTATTCATCACCAGTTGTGGTATGGTGTCTGGCGCTGCTTTATCTATTTTATCAAAAATAAAAGATAATACAAACATTACAGTTATGTATATTATTCCCGAAAGAACAGAACTAGTTGGAGACAAAAAACTCCAAAACAACTTACTTTTCAACGTGTTCCAAGAGTATGCCCGTTCAGATTTATTTAAAAGAGTTTATTTGCTTGACAATCAATTACTTTCTGATATAATGGGCCCTGTTCCAATAATGAAACGTTGGGATTCTATGAATACTTTGATTGTTTCTACATACCATATGACAAACGTTTTTGAGCATACACAGCCGGTACTTACTACGACTACAAGCCGTATTGATACCGCCCGTGTAAGTACGATTGGATTGCTAGACGCAAAAAAAAATGAAGAAAAAATGTTTTTTTTGCTTGACTTTCCAAGAGAAAAAAATTATTATTATGGTGTTCCTAAAAAACAATTAGAGACAGATGAGAATCTGATGGAAATTATTCAAAGGAACTTAAAAAGTAATATAGATCATGATAAAATGAAAACAACTTATTCGGTATATTCTACGGAATATGATGAACTTTTTGCTTATTGTGAAAAAAGTAGTACTTTATTACAAAAACTAGCGTCTTGAGAGATTTGTCAAGGCGACTTTAACCAAAATAAAACAAGGAGAAATAAATTATTATGGCTATTGATATGAATAAAATGCGTGCTCGTCAAACAGCACTCAAGAACAAGGGTGGAGACGGCAACAATCAGTTTTGGCGTCCTCAAGAGGGAGAGCAGACAATCCGTATTGTAACTCCCGCTGATGGAGACCCTTTCCGTGATTTCTGGTTCCACTATGAAGTGGGCGATGAAAAGGGCTTTCTTTCGCCCAAGCGTAACTTTGGGGAGGATTGTCCTCTTGATAGTTATGTGCGAGCGCTTTGGAAGGATGGTTCTGAAGAATCTAAGCGTATGGCTCGTAAGCTTGGCGCACGTCAGCGTTTTTTCGCAGCGGTAGTTGTACGCGGTGAAGAAAGCGAGGGTGTAAAGGTTTGGGGCTTCGGTAAACGTGCCTATGAGACCCTTCTCGGTTTGGTGCTCAATCCAGAATATGGAGATGTCACCGACCCAGTAAATGGTACTGATTTGGTAGTTACCTATAGCAAACCCGCTGGAGCTTCTTTTCCAGAAACCAAGATTACGCCTCGTCGTAAGTCTTCACCGCTTCATAAAGACAGCGAGAAGACAACAGCGCTTTTGGAAAGCGTACCTGATTTTGATGAGGTATTTACCGCATCACGTCGCACTGGAGAAGAGGTACAAGATATTCTTGACCGCTTCTTGCAATCTAGTGAGGCAGAAGGTACGGATAGCGCAGAGGTTACTAATATCTCTGGCGCTTCCAAAGTTGACAAGGCTTTTTCCGAGCTTCTAGGTTAACCACACACCGCAGGGGGGCACGGGTTTACAGGTGCCCCAACTTTTTTATAAAGGAGAAGAGAATTGCTAGTTAACGCTGTGGAATGCAAGGAATGCAACACCATTATTTTTTCAAGGACGAAAAGCGATTTAAGAGAATGTGACTGCGGAAGGGTGATGGTTTCCGGCGGTCAAGAACATTTCAAGTATGATGTCTATACTAATCCTCAATACGAAATCAAAAAGATTAATATTAAAGCCAGCCTAAAAGAGCTTTATGAAGATTGGTATAACATGGACGACGAATTCGGTTTGATCAAAATCGAAACTCCTGAAAAAGACCATCCAAACGTTCAAGTATTTTAGCCAAAAGGAGTAAAAATGAGCGCAATAAGTATTCACAAACGGGGAGACCCCGATTTCAATAAAAAAGTAGCTGCTATAGCCAGACGCTTTAAAGGCAAAGGTGGAGGACCAGATGCAGAAACCTGTGTCAACGCCAACAAACACGATATAAACAAAGGTTATGTTTACTTTTGGTCAGACAACAGCGATATAACCAACCTTCTAAAAAGAAGTAAAAAGTATGTATTAGAGGTAAGCGATTACGGCGAAACTGTCCAAATCAAAATGGACAAAAACGGTTTTAGAAGTTGCGTCCACTCTTTCAAAGTGGCTAAATAAGGAAACCAAATGGCAAAGAAAAAAGAAAAGGCTGGTCGTCTATCAATCGACCAAATGCGAAAGCTTATCAACAAGAAAGCAGGGCAAGAAGTATCTATCGATCTCACAGACGATAATAACCCCACAATCGTAAAGCAATGGATTCCAACTGGTTCACGCTGGCTGGATGGTATTGTATGTCGTGGGAAAATGGGTGGCATCCCTGTTGGCAAAGTATCAGAGATTGCCGGTCTGGAAGCCAGCGGCAAATCCTATATGGCTGCTCAAATCGCGGGTAATGCCCAACGAATGGGGATTGACGTTGTTTACTTCGATTCAGAATCAGCGTTAGACAACAAGTTTGTAGAGAGATCTGGATGCGACCCGAAGAAGCTGCTCTATATCCCAGCAACATCAGTTGAATTCGTCTTAGAATCAATCGAAGAACTCCTAAAATCAAACGATAATCAAATGTTGTTCATTTGGGACAGCTTGGCGCTCACACCCGCTATTTCAGATATCGAAGGCGACTTCAACCCACAATCCTCTATGGCTGTAAAAGCGCGTATTCTTGCGAAGGGTATGTCCAAACTTACTATTCCACTGGCATCAAGCCAATCTACATTTTTGGTATTAAACCAACTGAAAACGAATATTACTCGTTCCCCTTCAGAAGTGATGACCACGCCATATGTAACCCCCGGCGGTAAAGCTATGATTTATGCATATTCATTGCGTATCTGGCTCACCCGTCCCAAAGCAAAAGCATCTTTTGTTACAGACGACAAAGGCTATAGAATAGGTAATACAGTAAAAGTAAAGATTGAGAAGTCACGCTTTGGTTCTCAAGGACGTCAATGTCAATTTAAGATTTTATGGGGCGATACTGTAGGTGTTGCCGATGAAGACAGCTGGTTTGACGCTATTCAAAGTTCAGAACACATCAAACAATCAGGCGCCTGGTATGAGCTAGTTTTTGCAGATGGCACTTCCGAAAAGTTTCAGTCAGCGCATTGGGCTAAAAAGCTTCAAGACAAAAAGTTCAAAACACGAGTTTTAGAAATTATGGATGAAGAGATTGTAACGAAGTTCGACGCAAGGACTGGTAATGCTGACGGTTTCTATGATGACGAAGAAAATACAGCATAAGCATTTTACTCTTGGCACTTTTATTGCAACTTATATAGTCACACCTTTTCTACTTGACTTGTTTATTTCTATAAATTATACTATTTCTGTATGACAAATGAACCTAAAATAAGGCAACTATCGAGAAAAGAAAAGAAATATGTAGATTTAGCAAAACGCATTTCTTTTCAGTCTGATTATTCCCATAGACATGGCGCAGTACTCACAAAAGGGGCTAATATAGTAAACGTCTCTTGCAATAAAAACAAGTTTAGTTCTTTCGCTATGAGGTTCAAAAAAAATAATAAAGACTTTGCGACAGTGCATGCTGAACTCGGTACTATATTAAACGTAGAAAGAGTTAACACAGACGGAGCAACGGTATACGTTGTGAGAACGAACAACCAAGGTGAGTTTAGATTAAGCAAACCTTGCAATATGTGTGAAGAAGCTATGCGTTGGGTTGGAGTAAAGAAAGTTATATATTCCACCAGCGAAGGCACATTCAAGGAAATGAAATTATGAGTAAACAAGAAAGAGTAATGATAATAGATGGGCTAAATATGTTTTTACGAAGTTATATTGTAGTTCCACAAATCTCCAAAGAGGGTCAGCCAATTGGCGGCACAACAGGATTTCTAAAATCATTACAGAAGCTTACAAGAGAAGTAAAGCCAGATAAGATTGTTATCTGCTGGGATGGTCGTGGTGGAAGCCGTAAGAGAAAAGAGAAAAACCCAAACTACAAAGAAGGGCGAAAGCCCATTAGATTGAATAGAAACTTTAAAGTTCTGACCGATGAAGAAGAAAAAGAAAACAAAGTCTGGCAACTACACCGCACCGTTGATTATCTCAATAACTTTCCGGTCATCCAAACTCTAGCAGACGAAGTAGAAGCAGATGACATTATATCTTATATCTGTCGACTTTCAGCATATAAAAATCATCAAAAGGTGATTGTATCAAGCGATAAAGACTTCTTCCAATTGTTAGACGAAAGTACTATTCTCTATCGCCCAATCCAAAAAGTAATTCTAAATCGTAAAAAGATTATTGAAGAATACGGCATCCATCCAAACAATTTTGCATTGGCACGTGCTGTAGTTGGCGATAAATCAGATAACCTATGTGGCGTACCAGGAATTGGTCTCAAAACGATGTCTCGCCGCTTTCCATTTTTTAGCAGAGAAGAAGATGTCTTTATAAAGGAATTGATAGAATTTTGCGAAAATCAAGAAAGCACACTCAAGGCATATAAAGCAATTCCAGAGAACGAAAAACTAATTAAAGAGAACTATGAATTGATGCAATTGTATAGCCCTAGCTTATCGATACAAACTAAACAGAATATCGATTGGGTTATAAAAGAGTTTGAGTTCAAATTTAGGAAAACGGATACTAATATAATGATGTACCAAGATGGGATAAATGAAATCAATTGGAACTCTATGTTTGAGGATTTCAATAGAATACAAAGGGATAACAAATAATGAGCTTTTTAGAAATAATTTTACTATCAGGCACTTTGGCAATTGCTTTACACTGCGCCTATAGCATGAACAACTGCAATAAAAAGTAATCGACTACTTATTGCTTACACAAGGAGGACATCATTATGTCTTGGATAAAACCTATTGTTATTGAGAACAGCAGATTACCAGGATGGTTATCAAAATTTGCCCCAATTGAAGTTTGGGCATTCAGCTTTGGTCCCTTCATCGTTTGTCGCGGAGAAATGTCTGAAGAAATCAAACGCCACGAAACTATTCACTTCTATCAGCAATTAGAATTGCTTTTTGTTTTGCAATGGCTCTTATATGGACTTTTCTACGTTATTGGACGTTTTACGACCGGCACGTGGAAAGACGCTTATTATCATAACCCATTTGAAGTAGAAGCATACAACCATGATGGAGAAAAAGAGTATCTAAAGGAGCGAAAGCTCTGGGCTTGGACTAAATATATTAAGGTGCTAATCAAAGGAACCTAATGAGTGAAGACACTAGCAATCCTTGTTCTACTAATTTCATTTTCTGCATTGGCAGCGCCACCGCGTGTCAACCCCAATACAAGATCTAAATTTTATGATTTTGGTGAACAAGTGATTGATGGTGAAATCCGCCGCCCAACTGCCCTATACACAGATGCTCGCAATCGCGCCCGATTTGGGCGATTATTACGTCTTAAACGATCTTTTTTACCCGATTTATTTGAGACAGCCAAAGAGAAAATTTTTAAGTAAAAAACTTTTCTAATCCTTACGCAGACTTATAAATTAGATTGAAAACCAATTGACTTTTATAATAAGCTTATTTATACTTACTCTACCAAACAAAACAGAGGTGAAATGGAAAATTTAGGAGTATTTGGAAAGTCCTTCCAAGAAAATCTATGTAAACTGTTAGTTTACGACCGGTCCTTCTGCGACCAGATGCAAGAAGTCCTCGACGTCGGCTTCCTAGAACTAAAATACTTACAAGTATTTACACGCAAACTCTTTGAATATAAAGACGAATATAAAACACACCCTACGAACGGAACTCTCAACTCTATTTTTAATACAGAACTAGAAGTAGAGAGTACGGTAATCAAAAAGCAGATTGGCGATTACTTTGTGCGTATACAAGCATTCCCAGATGTAGAAGATCACGAATACGTAAAAGATAAAAGTTTAGAATTCTGCAAAAAGCAAGTCCTAAAAAACGCTATGATGAAGTCCGTTCCTCTGCTCAACAATTGCTCGTTTGAGGAAATCGAACAACTCATCATAAAAGCCCTACGATTAGGAGCAGATAATGACTTTGGCTATGATTACATCAAAGACTTTGATGCACGCTTTTTACTTAAAGCCAGAAACCCAATATCTACAGGCTGGACCAAAATTGATAAAATCACAAAAGGCGGTTTAGGTTCTGGTGAATTATGCGTAGTTATTGCCCCAACGGGAGCAGGAAAATCGCACGTCTTGGTTCATCTAGGAGCACAAGCTCTAAAACAAGGCAAAAACGTTGTTCATTTTACATTAGAATTGTCCGACACTGCCGTTGCAAGACGTTATGATGCCTGTATCACCGGAATCAACCTAGACAACCTTATAGATGAAAAAGAAGCCATTTTTGAGAAAGTACAAGAAGTTGATGGTCAACTCATAGTAAAGGAATATCCCACAAAGTCTGCGACACCGGTTACTATCAAAAACCATCTAGAAAAGATTAGGCAAACGCAGATGGAAATCGATATGGTTATTGTAGATTATGGAGATCTTTTAAGAGGCACATCTGTGGGAAAGAATACAGAGAAAAGACACGAGTTAGAATCTATTTATGAAGAGTTGCGAGGAATAGCGCAGGAGTTTAACTGCCCTCTCATCACAGCTTCACAAACCAATCGAAAAGGACTAAACGAAGAAGTCATCACAATGGAATCGATTTCTGAAGCATTTAATAAATGTTTCATTGCTGATTTTATTATAAGTCTTTCAAGAACAATCAAAGATAGGAGTTGCAACATTGGGCGACTATTTGTTGCAAAAAACAGAAATGGACCTGACGCCATTATATATTCTGTTTTTATGGATACAGGCACGGTAACTATAAAAGTGTTAGAGCAGGAGGACGTGGTAAAGATACAAGCGCAACAACAAGCAAATAAAGAAAGGTCCGATATGAGTTCAGCAAGGAAAGTTTACCAGCAACACAAGAAGGAAAAACAAACATGACGCAGGAACTAACTAATAAAATTTTATCAGATATTACAGTACATATGAAGTATGCCAAATACCTTCCCAAAAAGAAACGTAGAGAAACTTGGACAGAGTTGGTAGACAGAAACAAAAAGATGCACTTAAAGAAATTTCCGCAGTTAAAAGAAGAGATTAGCGCTGCGTATCAGTTCGTATATGATAAGAAGGTTTTGCCTTCTATGCGTTCTATGCAGTTTGGAGGAAAGCCTATTGAAGTTGCACCAAATCGTATCTTTAACTGCGCTTACATCCCAATCGATGACTGGCGTTCTTTTCACGAAGCTATGTTTCTTCTTCTAGGAGGCACAGGCGTCGGTTATAGCGTTCAGTTCCATCACGTAAATCAGCTACCTCAAATCACAAAACCATCGCTAAAGTACACACGTAGGCATCTTATTGGAGATAGTATCGAAGGATGGGCAGATGCCGTAAAAGTTCTTATGAAAACCTATTTCCTTGGAGGATCTAAAATCCGCTTTGATTACAGCGACATACGCTCGAAGGGTGAAGCGCTCCTTACATCCGGCGGCAAAGCTCCCGGTCCTCAACCACTTCGCGAATGTTTGGTTAAGCTAGAAGGTATACTTTCAGAAAAAGAAACAGGCGACAAACTTACTCCTATTGAAGTACACGATATGATTTGCCATATTGCTGATGCAGTTTTGGCTGGTGGTATTCGCAGAGCAGCCCTAATCTCTTTGTTTAGTGCTGGTGACAATGATATGATTGCTGCAAAGTTCGGCAACTGGTGGGAGAAAAACCCACAACGCGGTAGAGCAAACAACTCTGTTGTTCTTATGCGACATCTCGTTACAAAAGACTTCTTTATGGACTTATGGGCAAGAGTAAAAGAAAGTGGAGCAGGAGAACCCGGTTTCTATTTCTCAAACGATAAAGATTACGGAACGAACCCCTGCTGTGAAATTGGCTTGCGCCCCTACCAGTTCTGTAATCTAACAGAGATCAATGCTTCTGATGTTAGCAGTCAAGAAGATTATGAAGAAAGAGCAAAAGCAGCAACATTTATCGGCACTCTACAAGCCAGTTATACCGACTTTCATTATCTCCGTGAAGTCTGGCATAGAAACACAGAAAGAGATGCATTAGTTGGTGTATCAATGACCGGCATTGCATCAGGCGCCGTACTGAAACTTGATATGAAACAAGCTGCTAAAGCTGTCATTCAAGAGAATAAGCGAGTTGCCGAGTTGATTGGTATTAATCAAGCAGCAAGAACAACTTGCGTAAAGCCAGCAGGAACCACAAGCCTAACGTTAGGCACATCAAGTGGCATTCACGCTTGGCACAATAAATATTATATTAGACGCATGCGTGTAGGCAAGAATGAATCAATTTATACTCATTTGGCAATTTATCATCCAGAGTTGATTGAGGATGAATATTTTAGACCACACGATACTGCTGTGATTGCTGTCCCTCAAAAAGCACCTCATGGTGCGATTACAAGAAAAGAATCAGCAATCGATCTTTTAGAAAGAATAAATAAGATTAGCGACGAGTGGGTAAAGACCGGACATCGTAAAGGTCAAAACTCTCACAACGTTTCAGCTACTATTTCCGTTAGAGACAATGAATGGGAAAGTACTGGCGAGTGGATGTGGGAAAACAGAGACGTATACAACGGCTTATCTGTAATCCCATATGACGGTGGCTCATATGTACAAGCACCATTTGAGGATTGCACTAAAGCAGAATATGAAGAACTATCCTCTACTCTAAAAGAAATTGATCTTACACAAGTTGTAGAGATAGAAGACAATACAGATCTCAAAGGCGAATTAGCTTGTGCCGGTGGTGCATGCGAAATTACCTTTGTATAAAAAACTTGACTTTACAAAAAAAATAAAATAATATTATAATTGACCAAACCATAAGGAGGTATTATGAGTCAACCTAGTTTAATTGTAGTCGATGAGGCTACGGAAGAAGAAGTATCCAAGGATCAATATGTGATTGATTATCTAAAATCTTTAATCGCCTTGGAAGAAGCGATGGAGCCTTATAAGGAACAAAAAAGGGAGCTACGTGTTGAATATATTGAAAACAACTGGCTTACCAAAGCTGATATCTGGTCAGCAGTAAAAGCTTTCCGTCTTTATAAAGCAACAGCAGATATGGACGATCTAAACGATATGTTCGAACTTATTGAGAAACAATTTGGTACCCCGGAGGTTCCATGAAATTTGACCCACGAAATCGATTTATTCTTGTAAGCGAAATAGAAAGCGCAAAAGAAGAAACTCAACCAACGGTATTAGTACCAGAAGGTTATTCAATAAAAACTAGTCCATATGGAGTGTATAAAATTCAGCAACTGTCTGAAGATTGTACTAAAGTCAGTTTAGAAGATATTGGCAAACTAGTTATGGTCGATGATTCGATGGTCGAGACAGCCAGTTTGGACCAAGGCGACTTTCTATTAATTTTAGAAAATCATATTTACGGTGTCTTAAACGAACAATAGAGGTATAAGTATATGATATCAGGTGAATTACTTTGTATAGCGGTGCTGAATCTAGGCATGCCAAATGCGCAATATGCTTGCGAACAAATGGAACATGTTGTAAATGCAGCAGAAGACTTACACCTTCAACCAGAACTACTGGTTTCGCTTATTCATTACGAAAGCCGTTGGACGCCAACAGCAAGAAGTCGTAGCGGAGCCTGTGGGCTTACACAGGTTCTGCCGCGATATACTCGACCAAAAAAATCTTGTCAACAACTTATGTTTGCTCCAACAAGCATATATGAGGGCGCAAAAGCTTTACGTCGTTGGACCGATAGATTCGGTCGTGGCAATCTTGCTCGTGGTCTTTGTGGATATAATGCTGGCTATAGCTGCCGCACACGCAATAGTCGTGGCTGGCGTTATTCTCGCAAAATCCAACGAATGACCAGAAGAATCCAACGAGAGATGGATAAAATAGGGAATGATGGATGCTAAATAATCCACAAAACTATTTAGTAGGTACCATGGTGATTTCACTAAGGAAAATATAATATGGTTGGATTTATAAAAGCAGTATTAATCTGTATTAGCGTTAGCATAACAGCCCCCGGAATGACGGGCAAAGGCAACGAAAGAACACGCTGCCTGCCCATGGAAACTCCCACACTAGCTAGTGTTATGCGTGAGGTTTTATCAGAAACTTTAAGCGACATTAGTGACACTTTCTTTATCCCCGCAGAAGCAGAAGAAGAATCTAAAATAACACATGGAGTATTGATATTAGATGCTTCCATTGTATCTTCTGAAAAATAATTAAGAGGCGAATTGACTTATAATATAACAATCGGTTCTAGTTTACAAGCACTTCAGCACGCATGCCAAAATGACACCAAGCTGATATTAAATCATTTAGGGTTTCCAGATAAATTTGCGTCTTCGTACATCAAACATACTTGGGGGCTTATCTTTACGAAACTAATGTTAGATGGCAAAGTGGTCGGCGGTGATACAGTAAAAAACATAAGAATAACCGATGATTACATACAAGTAGTTTGCGAACACAATATTATCAACAACATTGATTATGATACATTATATATTTTTTCTGACAAAAATATTATAGGTTTACCAGATGTATCAGAAGAAGTAGATGAACACGAAGTTATTGATATTCTAAAAACAGTATCCCTAGTCACCCCTTATAAAGAAAAGATTATAGAAACAAAAGATAATTTGATAAATAAGTTGTATATTATAAAAGAATATGATACGATGCCTATAGAAATATATTCGATATCATCTCTTACTAAAGAACAACTAGCAAATTTTGATTATTCAGACACTATGGTAAAATTCAAAAGCGAACACTTATTAGAGAAAAACAACTTTGTTGGAAATACAAAATCTCTCAACAAACCTTCGCCAATCAATCTAGAGGTTGTCAGGCGAATAGTCCGTAAACAGATGGACAAATACGAGAACACAGAAAAAATAAAGTTTATGTATGGAAGTTAACGAACTAGTCACAAACAAACAGCAGTTTAACCTAGCAGGTATTATCCCAGTAGCGGGACAGCCATTAGATTACAACTTCCCTTGGCACGATTCACTCGCTCCAATTGGACAGAACTACCTAGCAGTCGAGAAAGCAGTATTTGATTGTGCTGTGGCTGGCTGTGATACAATATGGCTTGTGTGCCCCAAGGATATGCAGCCTCTTATTCGTTACAGATTGGGCGATTATATTTTAGACCCAATAAAGTTCTTTACCGGGTACCACTTTGGAAGTCGACCCAAAAGATCAGAAATCCCAATATACTATTGTCCCATCGAGCCAAAGGACACAGATAGAAGAGATTGCCTATCGTGGAGCATTATAACTGGTGCTCAATACGCTTATCGCCTCGCTCGTCAAATCGGCAGATGGGTGACACCAGATAGATACTTTGTTTCTTTTCCATATGGTATGTACACTCCTTTCTATATGAAGGACAAAAGAGCCAAAATACGTGACAAAGACCCATTCTATCTTACATACGAGGGCAAAAGCTTTAAAGATGGTTTATATCTTCCATTTACATTTGCCCCTCAAGATTTCCTAGATTGCAGAAGAAAGTTTAGGAAAAGCGAGCGAAGAGGACGAGACGCGGAAGGTAATGTATATTCAGCCGCAGAACGATATTCTGGACGCTACTTTACACACGATTTTGTTTTCAGCGAAGTAAACACAGAAAACGCCCAAGTACTTGATATTCCTTGGTATTATGACATATCCAGCTGGGCTGGACTAAAAACTTGGCTGGCAAGTGAACATAAGCTTGACAAACCAAAAGGAATTATATTATCATATAACGAATGGAATCCTTTAGGAATTGACCCAACAATAGAGGAAGAGGAACTTGATGAACAAGAAGAGTAGTATACCCTTTGTAGGGCTACACGCCCACAGCGGCATAGGCAGTCCCTTTGATGGACTTGGATATCCTAGCGAGCATATGGACTTTGCTTTCGAAAACGGCAATGATGCCCTTGCACTAACAGACCACGGTAATATGAATGGATTTGCTTACCAAGTCCAACACGCCCAAAAAATGATGGAGGATGGCAAAGATTTTAAGCCCATTTTCGGCGTAGAAGCTTATTTCCTACCTAGCGTAGAAGACTGGCGAGTACAGCTAGAAAAAGCAAAAGCAGACAAGAAAGCCAAAAGAAGCATTGATAAAACCAAGTCAGGTACAACAATCGAAGACGAAGGCAATAAACGAGAAGTAAAGAACATTCTTAACCGACGTCGCCATCTTATTCTTTTAGCTCAAAATCAAACAGGGTTAACTAATATTTTTAGTATGGTTTCTAAATCATACAGCCCAGATTATTTCTATCGGTTTCCGCGTATGGACTACGCAATGCTCAACGAACACAATGAAGGAGTAATTGCCGCCAGCGCTTGTCTTGGTGGCATATATGCTGGAAACTATTGGGAAAATATCGAGAAGGGTGAAGACGCTGTATTAGAAGTAATGCGCGATACAACCGAAAGAATGCTTGATATTTTCGGTGATCGTTGGTATGGCGAACTCCAATGGAATAACATCGAGGAACAACATGAATTAAACAAGCTAATCGTCAAAGTATGTAATGAATATGATGTAGAACTTATCTCTACAGCTGACAGCCATTATCCCAACAGAGATGCCTGGAAAGACCGAGAACTCTACAAGCGTTTGGGTTGGCTTAGTAGAGGTACTCCTAAATGGGCAACCAACACAGAACTCCCCGCTGGCGTCGAAGAAATCGGCTATGAGCTATTTCCAAAGAACGGAGATCAGATGTGGGAGGCATATGAAAACTATACACAAGAAGGCGACTATGATGATACGCTAGTACGCGAAAGTATCGAACGCACGCATCACATCGCTCACAATCGTATTGAACGCTTTATGCCTGATAATAAAGTTCGCCTACCGGGATTTGTTATTCCCGCTGGTCAAACACCAGACGGAGCATTAGTAGCTATTAGCATCGATGGGCTTCGTGGACTTGGACTACAAAACAATACAGAATATGTCGACCGTCTCAAAGAAGAGCTTAACATTATCAGCGAACGAGGATTTAGCAAATATTTCCTTACAATGAAAGCAGTCGTCGACAAGGCGACTACTATACAGCTTACAGGTGCAGGACGTGGTTCAGCCGCAGGTTCGCTTGTGTCATATGTTTTAGGTATCACGCAAGTCGACCCAATCAAATACAATCTATTGTTCTCTCGTTTTATGACGAAGGACTCAAAAGACTACCCCGATATTGATTACGATGTATCTAGCCCGATGGAACTCAAAGAAATGTTGATTGAGGACTGGGGAGGCAACACTGTTGTCCCCATCTCGAACTTTAACAAGTTACAGTTGCGTTCTCTAATCAAAGACATCGCAAAGCTCTATGAAATTCCTTTTGTAGAGGCGAACTCTGTAACTTCTAAAATGATTGCAGAGGCAACACCGATTGCTAAAAAGATGCGCGGTATCAAAGCTGGTGTCTATGCTCCAACCTTTGAAGAGGTAATGGAATATTCAGACAGTTTAAAAAACTTCTTACGTAAGTATCCTAAAATCAAAACGCACGTAGAAGCATTAGTCGGTGAAGTTCGCTCTGTATCCAGACACGCTGGTGGAGTGGTTATTGGCGAAGACCTAGACAAGTATATGCCTCTTATTAATAGCGGTGGCGTCACTCAAACTCCATGGAGCGAAGGGCAACACGTAAGACAGCTAGAGCCAATGGGCTTTATCAAATTTGATATTCTTGGACTATCAACTCTAAAAATGATTGAGGGTGCAGTTACTCATATCCTTCGGCGTCATCATGGAGTAGAGAACCCAACCTTCGAAGAAGTAAAAGCTTATTATAACGAGTACTTACACCCAGACAAGATAAACCTAAACGATAAGAAAGTTTATAAAAACATCTTCCAGAAAGGCAAATGGGCTGGCATCTTCCAGTTTACAGAAAAGGGAGCACAAAACTTTTGCAAGAGAGTACAACCAAAGAATATTATTGATGTCGCATCTGTTACATCTATTTATCGTCCCGGTCCATTATCAGCTAATGTACACGAAACATTTATGGAAGCAAAAGAAAACCCAAGAGGTATTCGCTACGGACACGATATTGTAAAGGAATACACAAAAGAAACTTATGGTTTCCTTATCTTCCAAGAACAAATCGCTTTGCTGGCACACAAGCTTGGTAAAGACTTTAGTTTGGACGAAGGAAACAAACTTCGCAAGCTGCTTACAAAGAAAGGTACAGGAGCAGTAGCTAAACAGAAAGCTGCTCTCAAACTTAAGTTTGTTGCAGGCTGCATAGAAAAGGGGTTGACCGAAGAGTGGGCAGATAAGATGTGGCAAAAGTTTGAATTCTTTTCTGGCTACGGTTTTAATAAATCACACGCAGTTTCATATTCTATTATATCTTTTCAGTGCGCGTGGCTATATAATTATTATCCCGCAGAGTGGATGGCGGCATTTCTGGACAAAGAGCCAGAGAGTAGAAAAGAAAAAGCAATCAACATAGCAAAGAAGCGTGGCTTCAAGCTTAGCCCAGTCAATATTAATAAATCCATGGCTGACTGGACGATAGATAAAGATGGTAAAACTCTAATCCAACCATTAACCTCTATCAAGGGATTAGGAGAAAAAGCAATTGAACAAATCATCGAACACAGACCTTTTAACACTATTGAAGAACTTCTCTTTAGCAAAGAGATTATCTATTCTAAGCTTAATAAGAAAGCAATCAACGTCCTCATCAAAGCCGAAGCGCTAAACGATTTGATGGACGATAGGTTCAACAACCTAAAACACTTTTGGACGGTTGTAGCCGATAACAGACCGAAATCACTAAAGAAACTAAATGAGCTAGCGGAAGAATATAAAGATATCGAGGACTTTACACGAGATGAATACATCGAAGCTAAAGTAGATATTACAGGCATATTCCCATTTCAGTTGATCATGTCTGAAGATATTCTCCAAAGATTAGATTATTATAAAGTACCAACCATATCAGAGTGGGACCACGAGCTTGGAGTAGCATGGTTTATTCCTCGCGAAGTAATCAAACGCAAAACAGCAAAGGGTCGACCTTACTATGTTATCAAGACAATTGATAAGAACTCGGCAATGACAGATATTCGCTGCTGGGGAGTAAGACCCGGCAAAGATAAAATCTTTGTAAATCGCCCTTACATGGCAAAACTTAAGTTTGAAGAACAATGGGGTTTTTCCACAAGAGGAATCCACGAGTGGAAACTATTAGGATAAAGGAGGAAACAATGAACCTAAAAGTATATCGTCTGCGTGAAAGCGCAAAACTACCATTCCGAGCACATGATACTGATGCAGGGATGGACTTGTTCTATTGCCCTGATGGTGAAAAGAAATTATATGATTGTTCAAGGAACTATTTCATTCCACCAAAGTCATCGCGAGTGCTCCCAACAGGAATAAAAATAGAAGTTCCATATGGCTATATGTTAGAAATCAAAAATAAATCGGGCATTGCCTCTAAACGACAACTAATTACCGGTGCTTGCGTAGTAGATCCCGGCTACGATGGAGAGGTGTACGTCAATCTTCATAATATTGGCATAGTAACTCAATGCATCGCACCCGGCGATAAAATAGCGCAAGCGGTTCTAATACCGATTGTTCATTGTAATATAGAAGAAGTAACAGAAGATACCCTAAACCAAGGGTCTGAACGAGGCTTAGGCGGCTTTGGAAGCACAGGAGTTAGATAATGAGTTTAAAATATACATTAAGAAAAGGCGACGAAGGACAAGAGGTAAAAAGACTACAAAGTAAACTACCGACTGTCGCTGACGGCAAATTTGGTCCTAAAACAGAAGCAGAAGTTAGAGCTTATCAGCAACACAACAATCTTGGTGTCGATGGCATTGCTGGACCACAAACCCTTGGCAATCTAGGAATTGAAGTATTACCCGGCATCGATGTGTCAAGTCATA